GTCTTTCTGCCCACTATAAGAATATATCCAGGTACTGGATCTCAACCTCAAAGCAAGAGGAAGAGTACCTGGCAGATTTATCTGCATAACGCTACGGACAGTCAAGCTTTAGCGACTGTACCTGAAACTGCGTTCACCGAATCCAAGGCCGTCTAAATCCAATTCTCACTAATTAAAAGAGAAAGTAGTCCCTATATTACCCGAAGGGGAACGAAGGCTACTAAATATACATCTCCCGATGTACATCTCAAGTCTCTAGCAGGTTTCCTACCTGAAGAATTTGGAAGAAGAGAATTATAGACGAACTTAATTGTCCTTGTCGGTAACATAATCGCAGAACAGGCTGTTTCTTTAACCCGTTATTAACCCAAGAACTGGGAGAGCGTTAAATTGTGCTTACTCAACATTTAAGAAGCAAACTTCTAAATCAGAGTTGCAAGAGCAGGACCAACAATCTTGGCTACATCTTTTGCAACGCTGATTCCCTCACCGATGATCTTACGACCTTCAGGTGAGAGAATGAAGCTCACGAGGCTCTTTGCCTGGTTGAAAAGCTCCTTGAGGTGACCCTCATTTGTTCCCATGGTATTGATAGCACTAAGTATTGAAAATAGTGCATAAACATGAGGAACAGGTTCCACTGGGAAAGTTGGTATAACCTGAGAGGTAACGCCATAAGAGACGTTACTGTATACCTTCAATTCCATCGACGGAGGAAGTTGACCGTCGACCTTTGGAGTGCGGAAAACATAATATCGGACATCATCACGCGTGATATCATAAGCTCCAGAGCCTCGATCAGTAAAGTCGGGGACATGGAAGCCAGATGAACCATGCTTGAGAGCACCGGTCATGTTATTCCTAGGCATCTGGGAAAGGGTGGTAAAGAAGTCACTAGCCGGCTCGGAATACGAAAGATTAGCACCTTTCGATAATTTTCCGGCTACGACCGTACCTTGATTGTTGAATTCAGAGGCTGTGCATGTGATTATTTCCTGAGCACCTAGCATCAACTGATCGCCCATAACTGAGGCGACAGTATTCCACCACGAGATTGGTGCTGAGACAAGAGTTGTCTCAGCAAGATTACTCGAGATGATTTCTGGATTGCCGATGTTGGAGCCACCTAAGGCTCCTGGAAATAGTTCTACTGTAAAGTAACCTTCTGTGCCGTCGGTTGAACATAACTCAATGGCAAGAGCAGTAGAGGTCTCAGGCGGTGGGCCAGCGGCCAGGACGTTGTACCAAGGGGTTGCAGT